TGGGAATCTCAGTTACCTAAAAAGAAATTTGGTGACAAGAATGACCATGTAGAACCTACAATTACCACACCACATGGCGAAATTAGCGAAACTCTTATGAGTGGAGCTTTAGGTGACCACTATCGTAAACCACTAAACTAAACAAATGATCTTTCTATCAAAACCATCCGTATACAATTTGCCTGGTACATGGGAGAAGCAACCTGATGCTATAATCCCTCACCTAAATCTTACTCCTGATCAAGGATTTATTGTATTCTTTGTTTTAGTTGTTGTAGGTTTAGTTGCTTATGGACTTTACCTTACAGTAGGAGCAGGTAAGAAAGAGTTAAGAGACCCTATTGACGAACATGCTAAAATGCATGAACTAGGCATTGCACATGGCCACGGTGGAAACAAAGAGGCATATGAGATGTCTGGTAAACTGACAAAAAACCACACACATGATGATTAATTATGAGTTACATTACTAAAGACAAAGCACGAAATCAAGTGAAATCTAGATTTTATTACATTTTCTGGGGTGTTGCTACAGCATCTGTAGTATTTGGTCAACTTTATGTTGGAACTGGATATAGAGGATTTGCTAGATCCCTTAACAGAATATTTGATACTATTGAATTAGAAGTTCGTGGAGATTATTATAGAGAAGAAAGATTTTATTAGATGAGAGTAGAGACTAGAGAAGCAATGGAGATGTTGTTTTCGGCAAAATGGAACTTGCCAAAAGCAGCAAAACATTGTAACCTAACACATAAGGAAATGAAAATTACCTTTAGTGAGTATTGTGCTTTACATGGTGCGGATTATAAACCACCTGCACCTGCTATACAATTACATTTAAATTATGATAATAAGTGAGGCAGATGCCACATGGGCTGCTGATGAGTTTATTAATTACTTTGGGAATTTTACATCAATTGAGGATTATCTTCGACATGTAAAGAAGCAGGTAGTTCTTCAAACTAATCCACTCAGTCCCTTACAAGATGAATTCTTTAATGATGACATCCATCCAGAAGAGATGGAGTTTGATATTAAGTTTATAGGAGATAGATTTAATCAATCATTACCGCAAGAACGTTATAAAAGTTTATTAGCTGCTGTATCATCGCACAATAACGAGAGTAATATTCCTGGTAGAGAATTGCGTTGGATGGTGTTTGAGAAGAGAACTGGTAAGACTTTAGGGTTTATACGGTTCGGTTCACCGACTATCAATTCAAAACCAAGAAATGTATGGTTGGGTAAACCGCCTAATCTTTCTATTTTTAATCGTCATGCTGCTATGGGATTTGTAATTGTTCCCTCTCAGCCTTTTGGATATAATTATTTGGGTGGTAAATTACTTGCACTGATGTGTGTCTCACATTTCGCAAGAGAGACTCTTAATGAGGTATTTGAAAAAGATATTGCTTTATTTGAAACTACTTCACTTTATGGTTCTACTACATCTGCATCACAGTATGATGGATTGAAACCATTTATGAGATATAAAGGGTTGACTGAAAGTAAGTTTCTCCCTTTACTTCATGATGAAGTCTTTCATAAGTTACATGATAGATTCACTATCTTAAATAACAATACTCCTTTAACAGATAATAAAGCTTCATCTAAAAAAATGAAGAGGCAAACTAAAATGATTGCCAGTATCAAAAAATCCTTAAAGGATGAGAGTAAGTTAAAAACTTTTAATGATGTTATTGAGATGGCATTTGGTCTAACTCAAAAGAAAAGGTTTTATATTTCTGATTATGGTTATGGTAATGTTCGTGAAGTTATTCTTGATGAGCAGGATAAATTAGTACCTGGTCAGAATTGGGATAAATTTCATCTTGAAAATATTATCTCTTGGTGGAAGAAGAAGGCAACAAAGAGATATGAGAAGTTAAAGAAAGAAGGTCGTTTCAGAGATAAGGTCGAACTCTGGACTGATGATGACCACATACAAATTATAAGATGACTGAACTAAAAGACTGGCTTAATTCTATTAACTTTACTAAAGAGAATCTTATTGAAGATCCATCTGAGATAAAGAATTATCCTCCCTATATTATCAATCGTTGTTTGTCAGGACATCTTGATTGTATTATGTTTGCTAACGAAATGAACAAGTATTCATTCTTAGATAAGGACATGCAATATTCTTTTTATCTAAATACACTTAGGAAAAAGAAGAGATTCAGTCCCTGGCTCCGTAAGGATAAAGTCACAGATCTTGAAATCATTAAACAATACTATGGTTATAGTAATGAAAAGGCATCTAATGCCCTCAAAATATTAACCCCTGAACAAATTAAATTTATTAAACAACGACTTGACACTGGAGGATCGAAATGACTAATACTTCTTCTACACAGGAACCACAAGTAAATTGGTCGCAAGACCAAATGGTAGAAGTGCTTCTCAATGAACCTGATGATTTTTTAAAGGTTAGAGAGACATTAACAAGAATTGGTGTAGCATCAAGAAAAGAAAAGAAACTTTACCAAAGTTGCCATATCTTGCACAAGCAAGGAAGATATTATATAGTACATTTTAAAGAACTATTTGCACTGGACGGTAAACATGCTAATCTCACATCTAACGACGTACAGCGTCGTAATCGCATTACTCGCTTACTTGCTGACTGGGGACTTATTTCAGTAGTAAAAGCAGATGCTATTGCTGATATTGCACCATTAAATCAAATCAAAGTGTTGTCATACAAAGATAAAGGTGACTGGGAACTAGAACAAAAGTATAATATAGGTAAGAAAGGAAAAACTCAAGAAGAATGAATGGTCGTTTAGACAAAGTTGAAATGGTGGCTAAAGTCACCAGAATTAAAAACGGAGTTGATAGTAAGGCATGGTATCCTGAGTGGGATACCCGTCAAAGAGGTGCGGCATCCCGTATACTTACTAACGTATTAGAAACTTTAGATGAATATTGGATGTAGAAACCGAACACATTTTTTCATGTTTCATGGTTAAATAGTATTGTACGCCTTCGGGGTACACAATTCACACTCGCTTAATAAGGAGAACCATGAACACACTAGCAAGATACCATGCTGCTAATCTTCCAGATCTTTTCGATAAGATTACCAAGAACAGCATAGGGATGGATGATTATCTGAATACTTTCTTTAATTCAGATCTTCCGCAATCAAATTACCCACCATATAATTTAATACAATTAAACAATCATGAGTCGAAACTCGAAATCGCACTTGCGGGCTTTAAGAAAGATGAACTCAAAGTCTATACGGAGTTTGGAAAGTTACATGTACAGGGCAAAAAAGAGGAATCGGAAGTTGATGGAACGTTTGTCCATCAAGGATTGGCCCAACGGTCCTTTGAACGGGTCTGGACGGTCACCGATGATACGAAGGTTGGATCAGTCGAGTTTGTTGATGGACTCCTCACAGTGGAGTTAAATAAGATTGTTCCAGAGCATCACTCTCGAAAAGAATATCTCTAAATAAATCTATCTCAGGGGGGTCTTGACGATCCCCTTTTTTATTGTTACAATAGTAAAAAGGAATTAAATAAACTATGGCTATAAAATTAGTTCTATTAAAATCTGGAGAAGATGTCATTTGTGATTTGACCAATATGGAAATTGGGGAAGATGATGACAAAAAAGTTGTTGGATATTATTTGGGTAGACCATGCCTTATTGATGCTCAATCAACAGGAACACCAAATGAATATAATATTCAATTAAAATCTTGGACTCCTTTAGCAAGAAATCCATTAATTCCAATATCTGCTGCATGGGTTATTACCGTTCTTGATCCTGTAAAACAATTATATGATGTATATAAAAAGCAAGTAATGGAACCAAAAGGTGTTCAGGAATGGATGGGAAAAGCAGAAGAAGGTTCTAGAGATTATTTGGATACTAAAGATATCAGTGAAGATCCTTATGAGGGTATGAATCCTGAAGAATGGGCTATCAAACAAGCACAAAAACTTACTGAAGACGCAATTAAAAAGTATGGACACGGAGGAGAATACGATGAACCAAAAAATAATCAAGATTCTAGCACTGACGAATCAACAGATTCTGATAACTGAAGTAGAAGAAGCTCCTGCTGCAGACATTGGAGAACCTGATTGCAAACTTATCAATCCTTTCATTGTAAAATCGGATAAAACTCTTGAACCATTTTTAAATGGTTACACAAAAGACTCGACACTTATGATGGGATCTGATAAGATACTTACATTGGTAGATCCAACGCCCACCTTACTTGAAAAATATCAAGACCTTACAGAATGAAATTCTACACCAACGTTCAGCTAATCGGAAACCAGTTCTTGGTTCGTGGAGTTGAAAATGGTAGAAGGTATGAACATCGTGATGAGTTCTTTCCGACTCTATTTGTCAAATCTAAAAAAAAGTC